CGAAGGTTAAACAAGCCGTGCTGATCGATTGCTGCAAGCTCAGTAGCGCTAAGGCCGCGTGTCTTGAAGCTCCAGTTGGAAGTCGAGTAGTTTGCAAACTGACCCTTTGTGGTCTTGGTCAGCTTGAAATCGCGTCCGTTGTTGAAATCGATTGGCAGATCTTCCATTTCCGGGTTCATCAAGGAGCTCTTGATGATGTCGAAAATCGAACTGTTGATTGCAAAACGGCGGATTGGGTTCTCGGGGAGTTCCTTCTCCTCGAAAGCACTCTGTACTACAAAGCCCTGGAAGAGGTAGGACTTCTTCTTGTAATACTTACGCGCCATTGGCTGGAGCTCAGGATCCTTCCACCACGGACGTGTCTCAGTGATGATCGGGCAGCTTTCGCCGTACATTTCCATGCAAGGAACCTGTACTACGACTTCCTGATCATTCTGTCCCTTGATGCCCTGGAAAGGCAGCTTGATGACAAGACGCTCAACCCAGAAGAAGGTGTTGGACGCGTCAGCATCGGGGAGGAAACGAATTGTGGAGGATTGATTTTCGGGAGTGTTCCAGAAGGGGTACATTGCGCGGTCGCCGCCGCCCTTGTTTCCGCCTTCGTTCTTGTTCTGCTGAGCAGCAAGCTTTGCGCGAATTTCGTCGAGTGTAGCCATAATAGTATATGCCTTTCTTTGAGCCTTATTAAAAGAGCCTTATTGGGTTTAATATCAGTTTGTTTTCTTAAAGTGAGAACACAAGAAACCTTGTTAAGCACTTGTATTCACATTCTATTTATCCTGGCAGGCTATTTCAATATTAAAATAACCTGTTTGTTTTTCTTATTATTTCCAGGTCCTCACAAACGTAAAAAGAGGAGTAGTTGCCTACTCCTCTTTTATAGCAAACCTGGTTTCCAGGTTCAATAAATTTAGTTAAATTCCTGCCAATTTCCGCAAGCGCTTGATTTCCTCGAGGTCGGGTTCATCCTTCTGGAATTCAATGTCACTCTTGAAATCATCGCCCATATCCAAATGGTTAGCTTCGCGAAGTGAAAATGCCTTACGGAGCGCATCTAAGATAACATCCTTATTCTGATGGACGACTGGTCCCATTGCGCGGGAATCCATATAGTATTCCTGCATATAGGCGTAGACTTCCTCTGGGCTGTTGCCCTTACCCAAATAGGATTCGATATCCTTGAGGATACGGGAAAGGTTCATACGGTCAGCTTCAGCTTGTGGATTGTGGCGCTCGGAAAGTTCGCCTTCACCCAAAAGTGTTGCATCCAGGTTATAGCGCTTGACGATTTCTTGGCGCATCTGCTGTGAAAGCTCCTGCATCATATCAGCTGAAAGCTCTGCATCTTCGTAACCCTCGATATAACCGTGATCCGAATAGACTGCACCGATAATACCACGCAGATCCTCTGCCACTACATCACTGAGAGCCTCGGCTGTCCATGTATCTTCACCAACAAAGTCGTGCAAACCTATTGCGAGATTGCTACCCTGGGGTGGGTTAGCCACGAAATGTGGGATTTCCTTCTGAACCGCAAAAAATACTTCTTCCTCTTTTTCCTGGAGATCATCCGCAATATCCTCAACCACTGTGTGACCATTTTGGGCTTCACTGGCAGCACGTAGAAGAGGTTCAACAAAGCCTGCAACTTCATTAACGTGATCATAGAGGTCAAAGCCCTCTAGCTGTGGACCAAAAACGTCTACAACATCGCGAATGAAATTATATGTGTCTTCATCACGATCATCACCGCTGATGATACCCATGTAGTTCATGTCGCAACCAAAGTAATCGACTGCATCACGGAGAACTGCTTCAATACGGTCTGGAAGGAATTCACCCACATCCTCGAAAATACTTGCATCGAAGGATTCATCAACACCATCAAATGTGAAACCCAACTGCTCTAGTGCGGGAATGATCGTTTCATCCACGAGGTCAGCAATCATGTAATCGAAACGACCCAACGCGGCAGGGGAAACGTTTAGTTGGCGAGCCAAATAACCCGCTGCCATGTCACCGACGTAATCGCGAGTGTAGACGCGATCATCTGGATCCAGATCCATATAGGTGCCGTTTTCGTAACCTTCAAAGTCACTACCAGCATCCTGCATGAAGTCTTCAAAGTTGAAGTTATAAATGGCTTGTTCCATTTCTTCGTCATTGATATCGCCACGCTCGGCGTAATCATCGGCATGACGGTAAGAATCGTCCATGTCGGCTTCCATTGCCCATTGCTCAAGTGCTAGTGTCTCGGGCAAATCACGCTGTACGGCTGCATCAACAACACCAGCAAGCTTTGTGGCAAAGAACTTCTCATTGTTGTCCATGGAGTCGCCATGCGAGATCTTGTCGGACAGTGCGGAAACAAAGTTCCACAACATATCATTACCCAGACCCGAACCTGGAGCCAAAAGTTTGTCCAACTTGAATGCAATGGCCGCATTCTGGTTTGTGAACTTGGGCATTGCGCCGCCCTTGATCTTCACATTGAGTGCACCTGCCACAACCTGTTGCAGACCAATACCCAGTTCACTGGCTTGCTTTTCAAGTTCTGCCTTAACCTTTTCAGGTGTGTTGAGCTCGGGCATTTCGCGTGTATCAGCACGCTTGGAAAGCCACTGCTTTGCGTAGGTGTAGAACTTATTCTCAGGTGCTTCACCAAGAACGAGAGTGTCGATAGCCTCGGCATACATATGCGCAGCGTCTGCACTTGCATCATCGAGAATTGCAACACCAACAGGGCTACGAGTAAAATGCTCACCCTCTACGAGACCAAATTCACCCTCAAGGGACTCAACAAGGTCGTCGAGTGCTTCTGCGGATTCACTCATATAGGTGCGCAGATTGCGCTCTTCTTCAAAATTGATATGGTCCATTAGTTTTGATCCCAAAATTGTTTTCGCTACGTCTTCCAAAATAGGATATAGCGAATCTGATTCATCAAGGCCCATTAGTTCTGCAAGAGAACCAACACATTCGTTGATTTCTCCTTGGAGTGCCTGGACTTGATTTGGATTGCTGTTTATCGTTTCAATGATGCCAATATAAAAGCGCTCACCCTTGCTACGCGTAATGCGACGCTTGGATTCCTGCACCCACTGTGTGAGCGCCTGTGACACTTCTGTAAGCTTTTCATTGCCTTCGCCAAGGCGGCGAATGTGACGACGAACACGGTTAATCTTTGCTTGCTGTTCGCACTCAGCAAAGATGAAATTGGAGAAACTATCACCGGGTGTGCCACCGCTACTCAGGTGCTTTGCGTAGGCACGTGCACCAGTAAGCGAGTTGACTGGGCAACGGAAACGTTCCCCATTTGCGGTTTCAACAAAAATCGAACCAATACGACGACTGCGGGCGCCACGCTTCTCTTCCTCAATACGGCCATTGTGTTTAACAATTAGCTTGGAAGAGGCAACGTTTTGATAGCTTGTACGACCTGTGCCCCACATGGATTCCATCATAGGCGCTGCCTTGAAGGCGAAATCCTTAGGCTGCAAATCCTTACCGTACTTGCGCACGTTAAACAAGAAATTGTAGCGTGTGGCTGTGGTGCGCAAGTTGTCGATCATTTGACGCATTGCATCAACATCCGCCGACTTGCTAATGTACATGTTGAGGCTACTATCGGATCCATCAGGATCAATAGAAATCATCAACTTATCATCGTTTGAGAAAATGCTGCGAGCAGCATCTGGTTCGAAAACTTTGTTGCTGTGTTCATCATAAAGGCTAAGGGTGCGCCCAGATCCCTTAAGGATCTGGAACACTTCTTTAGCCATGTTGGACATAAGCGACGCCATTCAGAATACTCCATCTATTGCAATATTTATGCTTTAGATGCTGAACGGCATTGGTGCGAGCGAGTCTCCAGTATCATCTAGATCCACAATGTCCTTGAGACGTGCACCGATGTCTGGATCCCATTCCGCTATAATAACGGATAGACGAACTGCCATAAGCATAGCGGAAATCAAATCGTCATGCTCGCCCCATTTAGCGGCAAAGCTATTGCCGGTGCGGACATAGTTCTTCAATTCCTTGACCAACGCCTTGGACTTAACGTTCATACGACGTGATTCAATAAGTGATTTCAACTTAGTCGCGGCGGCGATTTTTGTGTTCTTGTTAGTATTCAAACCCTTACGGCCGCGACCGCCACCACTGCGACGTGGTTCATGCGTGAATTGTCCAGGGAAATTTTCCTCACCTGTGTCCTCGATCACCACCAGTGCAGCTTCACCCAAACTGTTGTTTTCAACACTCCAGTAGATTTCTGGTGCGCCGTTTTGGTCAGGATGTTCCACCAATGTGTAGAACAAATAATTCAAAATGTTCATGAGAACCG